TTAAGCTGTAAATTAAACGCTGGTAAAAGGCTAGTGCTACCAGAGCTAAAAGGCAGGGTGCTAGTAATTGTGTAGCTGCCGTTAAAAGTAGTGCCAGCCCCGGCTACTGTGACGGTTTGGCCAGTAGTAAATAGGCCGGGGTTGGCTATCATTACTGTAGCTACGTTACTTACTAACGCAGTTCCCACTACAGGTGCAGAGTCAAACCATAAAAAACCGTTTATTAAATCTTGCGCCGTTTGGCAGGTGTCCTCTATCCAAGTGTAACTATCGTACAAAGTGCCTACGCCTAATGATGCTTTAAGTGTTGCAGCTGTTACGTATGTGGCTGGCATATTTGTACCTTTCTTTGTAGGTCTGGTAGAGCCAAAGGGCTAAGGCCCTACCAGACTATTAGTTATTTATTACGCGATATTTAGGCGGCAGATACCGTTAGGGATCTTGGCAATAGTTGCCATAAAGCCGTAAATAGCTACCTGTACTTGTAGATTTGATACTACGTTTACGCTCATGTAAGCCTGTGGGCTTTCATAAACAGTAAATGCCTCTGGCGCAAGAATAAACGCAGAGTTATCAACGACTCCAGCGGTCATAAATCTATCTACATAGAGATCTAGACCTAATACGTTACCGCGTACAGAGTTATTAGCTACCTGACCAGCTGCGTTAGCAAGTGCAGATGGGTTTGGCTGGTAAGCGTTAAAAATTGGGCGGCCTGTGGTATCTACTGCACCTAATAGCAGATTATAAATACCTGTGCTGCCTACAAAGTTTTGTGCAAAGTAGCCGCTGTTCTTGTAAACGTTAGCTGTACTTTCAGCGGTATAAGAAATCAAACCTGCCGCTGTAGCTGCTACGCCTGTGCTAGTAAAGCCTGTTGCGTTAATTGCACTAATAACAGCGCTATCTGTTGCGTTCATATATGCGTTCTGCATTTGCTGTGTTAATTCAGCAAAAAAGCCCGGATTATCTGTACGCTCTAGTAGTTCTACAGACAGAGTGTTCATACCAGCATACTTATTTACAGTTCCAGTTAGATACTCAGTTACCATACCTGTATTAGATACAGCGCCGGCTTCTGCCTCTACAGTAACGGTAGGTGCTACACCATTTAGCCCGCCGTTTGAGTCTACAAGTGCAGGCACGTTAATTGTGTTGCCCTTAGGTGGCAAAACTCCACGGCTGCAAGCATCTACAGCGCTGCGTGGAAAACGTGTGTTAGAAATGAATTCTGTTAGGTACTGGGTGGGGTTAAAACTTGGATTTGTTGTCCAGCTATCATCTGCAGCTGTTACATATAGCTTTGACTCATCATTACCTAAAGCAGCTTTGATTTTATGCTCTGTGTATGCGCCCATAGATGTAATCGGTGTGCGTACTCTCTGTGAGTTAAGCGCACTTGGCTTAATAATTCTGCGGCTGGCCTCTACCGGTTCGGTAACGCCCTCGGCATCTTTTGACTCATAGCTAACGCTCTTTAGCGTTACTGTCGCACCGTCTGGTAGGTAAGTACCTTCCGCTGCCATTTCTTCCGGGGCTTTATCCACGGTTTCTCCTGTCGTTTCTGTTGGTTGGTTTGGATCTACTGCGTTTTCTTGTGCAGCAATTTTTAACACGGCAGCGCTTGGAAATGCAGCGCTCTCTACTAGAGATACCTCTTTCAAGGTAGCAGCCGTAACTAGCAGATAATCTTTTTCTTGGCGTGAGTCCTCTACCTCTACACCTACGCTAAGCCCATCCATTAGCTGTTCTTGTGCGAGCAAAATTGCATCACTACCGCGGGTGCTAGCGCTTACCTTAAAGCTGCCATACAAACCCGTTTTATTACTGGTAACACTCTGCATACGCCCTACCGGCTTAGAATTATCGTGAGACATCAAAAGCTTAACCTTGCTTGGCTCTGGCACGGTTATAGAGTTTTCTGCAAACACTACGCGCCCGGCGCTTGTGTTGCCTACCTCGCCATAAGGCGCAATTTTGCCGCTAATCGTGCGCCTATCGCCGTTATCTACTGCCTCTATGTTGCCGCTAAATGTTAGTAGCATTTACTATTCCTTTATCTAGTCCATCTGGGCTTAATTCCTCTAACGCTCGCGCCTGCTCTACTGTAATTAGGTCAAGTGTTAGCATTTTCTCTATTGCCTCTAGTCTTTTTAGCGTATCAGCGCGTAAAAATGTTTCATCAAGTGCAAATCTAACTATGTTGCCGCGCCGGGTGATATCATCCATAGACAAGCGGTTTTCTATAGAGCTTAAAAATGGCTGTAATGAGTACGAAACGAAATCTTTCCTGTTTTCTATAGTGTTAGAGTATGTAAGGCTAGCGTTCATATCTGCACTAATGTAAAAAGCCGGTACGTTCATTAATCTGCTTATTTCCGTTGCTAAGTACTGGCTACTTTCATTATAGGTCATGTCCTTAGGTGAGTAGCCCACAGGCTGATAATCTAAGGTGCTAGTTAGGTAAGCGGTGCTGCGATTATTACGCGCTGCCTTCCACGCGGCTAGCAGCCCACTAATTTGTGCCTCTGGTAAATCTGCCCCACTATTCTTAATAAACCCTGTAGCCATAGGCGTAGCAGCTGCAACGCTAGCCGCTTTTTGTATATCTAACGCGGCCTGTATTGTGCGCCCGCCTGTTTCTAATACACCTGGTAACAAACTTTGGAAAGTAACTAGAGATCCTACGCCGCTATCTGGTACGCGTTGCCCGTTTATAGAGTAGTAATCAACCTCATCACCGTATTTATCTGTAGTTACTGTAACGCGTGTATTAGCTACCCACTCAAAGCCGCTAGGCCTTAAATCATCTTGGTAAACAGAATTAACACGCAAATAACCTACGCCGTAAAATAATAATGACTCTACTAGGTAAGCAATAGTTACGCTGCGTGGCTGTCTTAGGTCAAATTGATCTAACCAAACTGGGTTTTCTAATTTACGCCCTGTACTTTTTTGTATTAGCTCTAAATCTATACTTGCAATAACGCCACAGATTAAGTTACGGCATCTAGAAACTGCGGGTACTTGGAGAGCCAAGTTTCTATCTATAAACGGTACGCCGTTTGTATTGTATAAACCGCCAAAACTATAAACACCCGCGCCGTATGTCTGCGACATAATAGGCGGCGATAATTGCGCCTCTATATCTTTTTTGCCTATGCCTAGTGTTTGCAGTAATCCCATAGAGCGTATTATTGCCTAAAGGTCAAGTATATCTTTACCATACGCTTTGGGCGTGTCTAGGCGTATACCTTAGCCTCAGCTACAGGTTGAGCCATTATGTGTATAACCATAGCAAGGCCAATAGGTATATCTACAGGTCCGGCAGACTTGCGCCTCACAATACGCCACGCATCCGGGGTCTGTTTAGCTGCACAGTTAGCCATTTGCTGTATAAGCGCATCTTGCCCGCTATGCCTAAGCCTATTATTAACTAAAGCATCATACATATCGCTACAAGCGGTATAAAAGCTCTGTCCAGATACATCACGGGTCTGTACGCCTGCATTTTGTAGCCTTTGCGCAATACTGGCAGTAGTGTATTTGTCGTAGCAGACTAAACGCGGGTAATACAGATCTGACCACTTTTTTATACTAGCTGCTATAACTATTTCATCTACTGCTACCTGTGAGCTGTAGGTTTCTAGTACTGCAACGCCTATCTTGCCGTCTGGCAATACTTGGCCCATTACTAAGCTGGCATCTCGGCGGCTAGGGCTTACATCAAAGGCAAATACAGTAAGCGGGCCAGGGCTCATTTTTAGGTTTATGTCGCTTGCATCCTCAACAGCGCCAAACGGCCACGGGCTTTGTAAGCTGTCTATCCATTGGCTAAGGCTCTCTGTCCTAAACTGCTCTGTAGTCTGCACCGTTAGCGCCTCGGCTAGCGCTTCCTCAGTTATTAGTATGCCTAGCGCTGGGTTAGCAGATGCCCAAGCTTTACGATCATCTAAAGCGCAAAATGGCGGGGCGCTATATTCGTAATAGCCCATAGACGGCGGCGGGTTAGCCTGGCAGCGCTCGCGTAGCTCATTTAGCGTAGTGCTAAACGCATCACCAGCGTTGCTACACAATAAAGTTTGGCTATTAGGTTTTGCGCGGGTAACAGGAGTAGCAGCTGCGAAGGCTTCCTGTGTTATCTCGCGTAGCTCATCTATAAATAGAAAGTCAGCGCTAGCACCGCGCGAGCTATCGCGGGTAGCAGCTCTTACATCTAGCCTAGCCCCGCTTTTTAAGATTATTGCCTCATTACCGTTTGTGTAAAGTATCTTTTTTAGTTGCTTCTTTAGCTCTGGGTTATCCTCTATTGCATTAGCTACCTCTCTAAAGGTAGTAAGGGCCATAGATCTAGCAGAGCTAATAATTATGTGATTACGCTCATTGAACAAAAACAGGCCAGCTAATATACGCATACGCGCTAAATGTGTCTTTCCGTTTTGACGGCTTGTAATGGCGAGGCAGGTCTTGCGTACGAACATTTTATTTTTATCTATTGTCAGCATATCGTCTAGCACTAGGCGCTGCCAGGGTAAAAGCGGCAGCCCTATTTTCTCTGCTAGCTCTGCAACCTCGCCGCCGCGTGTAGGCCCAGATAACAAAGCGTTATGCAAGCGCGGTTTCGCTAGCCCCCGGAGCGGCTGTTTAGGTTTACTAGTCATTAGTTAGCGCTCTGTTCAGGCTGGCCCAAACAGGGCCCGCTTTGTGGCGTTATGTCCGTTTTCGGAGAGATATTGCCTGAAAAGACAGGGGGGGTAGCAGACCTTGCTAAAAAAACGCCTTGAGATCTATTGCCCTTGCTTATGTTGCATCTGCGACAACAGGCCACCGCGTTATCTAAATTAACTACTAACTCTGGGGCTTTGCTAATAGGTATTACGTGGTCTACCTGGTCTGCCTCTTGCCCACAGTATGCACAGGTGTAGCCATCTCTAGCTAATACTTTAGATCTAAAGCCATCACGATAGGCACGCTTTAATCTAGGGTCACCAGACTTAGCCATTAGTACCACCTATGCTTCTTGTAATGAGCCCACGCTAAGCAGGCGTTACCTTTGTATATTCTATGCTTATCTATGTACTTTAGCCCTAAGTCTATTTGTTTGTAAGGGTTAGTTTCTTTTAGCTTTAATAGCTGTGGTATGCCATAAGCTGTAGATTTAGGATTAGTTGCTTTAGGCCGCCAATTACTCTCTTTAGTCCATAGCTTCTCTAAACATATAAATTGCTTATAACTGCCTATCTTTATATGTGCATATATTTTGTAAGCATCTGTAGCATTTAGATCAGCGTTAGCCGAAACATTTTGTGTAAAGATAGAGCCTATGACTAGGCATAGAATTACCCTAAGATTACGCAGCTGGTCTGAGCTATCCGCTAGGGCGGCTCTGCCTGCGCGCAGTAATCGTACTGGGCTAGTCAAGCATTTAGCCATATTGTGGATAACTTGAACGGGGCTTGGGCGTGTTGTCCACAGGTTTTGCGCCCCTGTGGATAACTTAATTGCGCACCTGTCTAGAGTTATTCACATCTACCATAGTTATATCTAGTAGCCCGCACCTAGTGCATTGTAGGCACTTTACGTTAGGTGGCAGGTGGTCTGATACCACGCGCTCTAGCTGTAGCGTTACGGTCTTGCATTGTCTGCACTTAGCCTCTATGTAAAGCATAGTTTCCATAGTCCTAATCTACGCGCTCAGGTCTAAAACAGGTGGCAAAATCGCTAGCTTTTACTTTTACTACTAAATCGGTTTCGTGTGTATCAGATCTAGTAAATAGCACAGGGGGCAGGCGTAGCAAGGCCAGGGCAGGCACTAGCAATAGCCCGTCTGTAAACCTAAAACAGATACGGTGATAGCTGTCTACGCCCTGTGTGTACACCGGCACAGCTGCCATAAGCTGTAGTTTGTT